AACGCTAACAAACAACGATGGTCCACAATCTCAAGCAAACAACGAAGCAAGACAAAATCAATTAATTTTTACAGGAACAGTTTCTACTACTCATACAGTGCAGTTTCCAGCTACACAAAAAACTTACGGAATTTATAACAACATTTCTGGTGGCGCTGATATATCTGCTAGACTAGGTGCTACAGGAAATACTCTTACTGTTACAAATGGTAAATACAGAATGGTGGCTACTGATGGTACTAACTGGTATGATATTTTTTCTTTAGCTGGTTTAGGTGAAGCTTGGCAAGACAAGTCAGGTGCGTACACAGCATCAGATGGTGATAATTTATTTGTAGATACATCTGGTGGTGCAGTAACAATAACTTTACCTGCTTCTCCTTCAATTGGAAATCAAGTAAAGATTATTGATTCACATGGCACAGCAGCTACAAACAATATTACTGTTGGAAGAAACAGTCAAAAGATTCAAGGTACTGCAGCAGATTTAACAATTTCAACTAACCGAGCAGGCATAGCATTGGTGTTCTATGATAGTGACAATGGTTGGTTATTAAAGTATAACGATTAATTATGGCTAACTTACAAGATATAGTAAATAGAAGTGAAGTAGGGGCTATTAAGCCTTGGACAAAAGCTGCGGCACCAGATGGATACTTACTATGTAATGGAGGAGCTGTATCAAGATCAACGTATGCAGATTTATTTGCTGTAATTTCTACAACGTATGGTGCAGGTGATGGTTCAACAACATTTAACGTTCCTCAATTACAAGGTAAAATGCCACAAGGTTATGATGGTAATACATACAACTTAGCGGGTACTGGTGGTGCAAACACAGTAACTGTAGCGGTAACAAATAACCAAGCTGCAACTAATGCTACAAACCAAGCTGTTACTATAACAGGTAGTATTTCCAATACATCATTAACAACTGCACAATTAGCAAGTCACTCTCACGGATTTAATGCCAGTCAAGCTACTGTCGGAGGCTTAATTGCTCCTGGCGGTGGTGTTGCTGCTGGAAATCCACCGTCTGCTGGAAACACAGGCAACCAAGGTTCAGGAACTGCACACACCCACTCTCACACTTTATCTGGTACTTTAACAGGTAACATTACAACAAGTTTAACTGGAACTGTTACGGCTGCAGGTACAAATACATTCTCACCTTTTGTGGTGGTTAACTATATTATAAAGCATTAGGAGATATTGATGGCAACACAAATAGTAATATTAAACGGAAGTAGAATTCTAGTAGATGATTCCTTTGGTATTGATTGGGCAGATAAAGGGACTGCTTGGCAATCTGGATGGTGTCCAAACACTGTTCATGCAGTTATTTGGAACAATTTAGCTGGTCAAAACGAAATTCAAAGCAAAGATGCTTCTACTGGAATGATGACAGGTAATACTGATTTAAATGCTACAAGTGATGCTGTTGGATCAACAACAATAGCTGATTTACTTACTTGGGCAGAAACACGAAAAGGTCAAATTCAAGCTGCTATAACAGCTTATGATAATGCTTTAGCTGATGATATAACAAATGGAACTACTAATGCTGTTGGTAAGACTTGGGTTGATTACGACTCAAATCACTCGTAAATATTAATTTTTGGTCTAAGCCCCAAAACTTTTTCTTCTTCTATTTTTGCATTCGGACCGTTTAAATCAACATAGTGAACAAATAATTGATGATGCCACGATCCTTCAGGTTGATGAAAAGTGGGTCTCCAATGTTCAATTTCACACCCTTTGTAAATAACACCATCTCCTTTTTTAATAAAAACAGAATTCTCACCCATATATAAAGGCCATTTATACTCCTTATTTTTGTAAGAATAAGCAAGAGAAATAGATGCACTTATTTCACAGGCACCTCTATCCGTATGTCTTTTTAAATCAGATCCTGGAAGATATATTCTATTAAAACAATAAATAGGTTTTAATTTTAAATTTGTTTGTTTTTCCATAATTGGAAGTAAATAATGAAGAAGATGATGATATACTTCTGATTCACAAGAATGAAAAGATGTTGACAGAGGACCAACTTGTTCATCATAAAAATTTTTTTTTCTTAAAGCTTTTTTAACACTGTATAATGAAAGATATTCAACCATGTCATTAGACAACATGTTTTTGACATATTTATACTTATTAATTTCTAATGAATCCATGTTATTATTGCGTGTCTATCACCATTTGAAACTGGTGTAACAGCATGAGGAAAACAAAAATTACTTGGAAACATTATAACATCTCCTCTTTTTGTTTTAACAAAATACTCTTCATCAAAAAAAACAAAATCACCACCCTTAAAATTATCATTTAAAATTATAGAGCAACTTAAAACTCTTGGGTGTAAATCCATATGATCAGTGTGCATTTTATATTCACCGCCATCTATTCCTTTGTAAAGTAAATGACTATATCCCGTATCTTCAACAGCTAAACCAAAATTACACCATTTAAACTCAGAAACATATTTTAAAAGTGCTTCAGATACAACTTTAAAAATTTCATTATCGTAATCTTGGGATAGATTTTTTAAATAACAATTTCTTACCTTTTTATGTATTTCGTTGTCACCCACAGTGGCAACGCTAAAATCTTTTTCTATGTCAACATTATTTACTATTTTATCACATAAAGTTTTATCAATTAAATTATCGTATTTTTTTATAAAATTTTTTATTTCCATGATTTTTTCTTCCAAAACATTGTTTTATATCTATCCATCCATTTACTAAGTAAATTGTTAAGAGTTTTACCATGTTCCTTCTCATGATAAAAACCAGACCATGCTTTCCAAGGTTCTCGTTTAAAAGGAATTACTTGAACCATAGCATCCCCTTTTTTAATTAAAAATTGTTCATCTCTTTTATGTAAAATAAAAGGAAAATGAATTGTATTTATATATACATCTGTATCAACAACGCCTGATATAATTTCAAAACGAGGTTCTAATCTATTAATTGGTTTTATAAATAAAGAACTGTAACCAGGCGGTGTTTTGATTAACCATTTATTGTGAAATTTACCTGCATTTTTACCTGATATTTTTTTCCAAGAATCAGGTAATTGAGTAGAATTATGAAAACCAAAGTCATCTTGTTCTTTGTTTGCAGGGACAACAGAAAAATCATCTTCAATAGGATCAACAATGTAATCTTGATCAAAAGGTATAATATAACCTGAAGTCATAGCGTCCAAAAAAGGCACACATGTTTTTAGTGTAGGTTGATGTAAATTATTTTTTGTATGTCTTTCTAGTTTTCTATATTCTTCAGGAATAAAGCGACCAGCTGGTTTAGGATGAGGCCAAATATCAACCATATTATTATTTGTTGCACAAAAAGTAATTTTTTTATTCAACATTCGGCATACCTTTAATTCTTTTGTATAAAATTAAAAGACATTGATCTTCTAACTTCTCCTTTTATTTTTGTTTTAAATGGCATAACACAATGCTGATGACGTGCTTCAAATATGTAGAAATGACCTACTTCAGGTTCCATCCATGTCATGTTTGTACCATTAACGTCTGTAAAACCTAATTGTCCATCTCTAAATTTATGCGGATCTTTTACGTCATTTATAAATTTTGGTACTTTTAAAAACATAACACTAGACCAACCAGTGTTATCGTGATGAGTGTGAGGAGGATTATATTCACCTTCCATCATATCGTTTATCCAACAACTTAAAATTTCTAATTTTTTACTTCCTTGAAATAAATTTACTTTATCTAATGTTTCGATATAATCATTCATGCAATCAACTATGTGTTTTGCTATTATTGTTTTACTAATATGATGTGTAAATTCTAATTCAGAATCTAATCTTCCCGCTAATCTCGGACCAAAAGAACCTAGTGTTTCTTTATGTTCTTCGTACTTATTATTTAAATCATCAATAGCTTTCAAAGGCATATTATACCTTTTAATAATTCTTCCAAAAACGTTTGTTTGTGCTTTCATTCTTTTTTCTGTCTGTTTCATAACACAAATTTTCTGTCAAGAAAACAATTTTAAAAAGATTACTTGATATATTCTATACACATGTTTAAATTAGATCTCACCCAAAAATTATAAATCAAGGAGATATTATGGAAAATCAAGAAGTA